ATTTATTGTCGTCTTGTTCTGGAGTGAGCCATCGTGACACCTGATCTTTAACAGGCTTGACGGCGTACTTCTCGAAGAAGTTTTGTTTATCTTTTAGTTGGTTCATTGGTATCTCTAATTTATTGTTATTTTTACTTATGTTGTGCTGGTTAATTAGAAGTCATGTTGTCTATCATGCTCCCCATCCTTTCTAAGCCCACATTTTCGACAAATAAACTCGCCTTTGCGCAACTTCTCAATCTCTGTCGCCATTCCAAGAGCAAGCCATTGCAGTTCCTCAAAGTGCCGATCAATACCATGCACATAGTCATTTACTACGGCAAAACTGTAATCGGCAGGCATTGTCACACCTTCTTGCGTTTCAGTCAGTACCATACCTGTTTCTGTTATTGTGTAGCTCATTTTACTACTAAAATATATTGTTTGTGTTAAAAGTAGGCGTTAATAGCGCATAAAGTAACGCTTCTTTCTCTTCTGCACGGCACTTATCAACAGCGTCAGCAGCATCACGTAGACATTGAGCTGCGCCATTTATCTTTCTGTCGTGTTCAAATGTGGCAATCACTCGGCTATTTACCCGTACTTCGTACTTGTTAATTCCGGTGATTGGTGCGCCTTCTGGTGATACGTTTACAATAGCAAGCATTATATTGTCTCTGATGAGGTATTCACTTAAGCGCCTCTATTGCGTAGGTTATTAGGTAAGATATGGACATGATGAATAGAATGGCTTTGTAATCCTTTATATTGTCAACAATAAGGTATATGACAATATACATAATGGATAGGAATAGAAGATAGTGGGTTATCATGTTATGCCTTTACCAGTTGATTGGCTTTAAGTTCCGTCAATGGCGGAAGTTGAGTTATATCGCTTTTAACCAGTTGCAACCTTGGGCGCTTTGTCTTGTACTCAGCAACAAAATCATCAAGTAATTGCTTGCGGTCTTTCTGAGCCGGGTAATGCTGAATCAGTAAAGTATTGCGCTCACGAATAGCCTTGAGCAATCTCAAGTCATAAGTGTCAATTTCTGACTCGTCTATAGACTTCCATTCGCCAGTTAAGGCCCGGTTACAGAATAGGTTTTCATTGGTAAAGTGATTCGTCCCTGTATCTTTTCCATCCATATCACGTCTAAAAACTAAGCCATCCATCATAGGTTTATGGGAATCGCGCTTATCTCGAATTGATTGTACTCTGTCTTGAAATCCGCTTATTTTGCTTTTGGCTAATGCTTCCAACTCAAGCCAACGATCAATAATTATCAACCTATATTTCGCTGAATACCCAGCAATTACAAGGTCACATTCACGACGAGGCAGGTTAAAACAGCGCCTATCTATAAGCTGTTGATCCTTATAGACTCCTGAAAAAACAGTTGAGTCAATTTCAACCTCGGCCAATATCTTGCGAATATCTGCAAGAACATTGTCGTGCCTTTTGCCTGTCAACTCGGCTATTTCCAGGCTTGACATAGTGCTTGTTACTTCTGGTGTAGATAATTTTTTGTTCATAATTCGTTTCCGTGATCGTTACCTAAAGGTATGTGGCAATGACGGGTAACGGAAATGCGTCAGGTTCGGGTGTACATCCCTAGCCACAGGTGTATTATACTAAACTTTTCAAGGTTTAATTTGTTTGATTTTTTAGCTTTTTGACTCGGTGAATGATACGGAATATGCCGAATAGGACGTAGATTAGGCGTGGGAAGAATAGGAGTTTAGGACTCATGGCGATAAAGTTGGTTGTAAGAAATTTACCAGTAAGCTTACCGCTAAGACTTTTATTCCCAGGTAAACTTATTGGTAACATAGGGCAAGTGGTTGATTAGTATTGGTGAATGGTGCCTGAAAACTAGGCGTTATTACTCAGTTTTATCATTCACATCTTTTATTCTGTCTAGGGCTATCTCATTACATAGCTTGATGAAAAATATCCGGTCGTTGCATATCTCGGCTGCTTTGGTTATGAACATGCGAGCTATGACGTTTAACAGGACTTGGTTATAGATAATCCCCACTGAGGAAATGAGGATTTCTATCGCTTTGAGAATTGCCGCCTCTTTCTCGCGTTGAGTAGCGCGGCGATTACCTGCCTCAGTCGTCATCTTCTTCGGGAGGTGGAATATATTCAGGAACAGGATCGTCTGACTTGATTGGACGTAGTTTACCACCAAAAACAAGTTTGACTACGCCGTCTAGTTCTTCATCGCTCATGATGACCTCGTATACTGGTTGGTGTTGGTGTGGTTACTGGTTCAGTAGGGTATCGTACGGATTCTTGGCTTGATAAAACATGTCCTGGTTGAGTCGGGATTATGATCTCTGGGCCTTCTTCACCGACAAGATAGGGTTGATTAGGCTTGACTGGGCCACCTTCTGCACGGGCCTCTATGCGTGATGTCTCGATACCTGCTTGAGGTGATAGCATAGGTTGATCTTCTATTTGTTGGAGTTGATCGGGTTGCGCTTGTGCTGGATCAGGCGGTAACGGTGGAAACTGAGGTGAAGTGTTCTGGTCTATGCCGGTAGGTACGACCTGTGCAGGTTGCGGTAGACTCGCTATAGGGCTTCCGTTATGGTCTTTGTAGCCAGCACTTAACAAAAGCTCGTCAGCAGGTTGTACGGCAGCACGGTTAAGGATAAGCTGGAGAGCTGCTTGAATCGCTTGGAATTGCGCAGTAACATTAGTTTCAGCAGTCCCTGCGACAATGGAATCTATCTCGGCGTTGATCTTGCGTAGCTCTGCCTCCTTGATTTGCATTTCAAGTTCAGCCATCTTTTGCTGATTTTGCGCCATCATTGGATCGACTTTTAACAACTCTTCGTAACCTGGAACACGCATTACCTCAAGCATCATCTTTAATGATGCCGTCAAGTCTATCTTGTCTGGGTGCTTCTCGGCTAAATCCATAACAGCCTGAGCTTGTACGATTCTTTGCGTGTTACTAATAATACTTGGATCTGATACCGGGATAATGTCAACACGCTTATCAAAATCAGATGGCATGATATGACGATCACCTGATTTAGTGTAATACGGATAACCCTCTATAGGCAGATATTCCTCATTGAGTCTAGCGAGTATCCTAAATTCATTACGGTGGGCTACATGTAAACGTCTATGGATAGATGAAAATGTCTTTCCACCCTGCTCAATAAGGGCAAGTGTAGTCCCCACAGGGGCGTTGGGATTCGCATCACCTGTCATCACATCTCCGCCTATAAAGTGGCTACTACGGTCGTCCAGGTAACCTAAAAGGTTAAACAGGGTTTGACTAGGCTCTTCATAGGGGACACGATAGAAAGCCTTGCTTAAATCCTCTGCGGATATGTCAACTTCACGCCATTCGCCTGGAGCCAGTGGCAGATCGCCACCTTTAACACGACTATCCCTAGTCCGATACCCGCCCTGCATATTGGCAAAAGCAGCCGAATCTAACAAGGCTCTAAGACCTCCTGTAGCTGCATTGGCTATGCCGCCTATCAGGTGCAGTAAACCGTAACCATAAAAGCCTAGCCCCGGCATAAAGCGATAATGAGCTACGTTGAGTTTAGCAACTTTGTTTTCATCGTCAGGGAGCCAGTTGCGTTGAATCCGTAATACTGATTGGTCGTCACGATTCACCCAAACGATATAAGGCAGAGCCACACCTGTCGGCTTGCCATCCTCGCCAATGTCCTCAAAGCCTTTAATATCAAGGTCTACATACATTTCCAGGATAGTATGGCGAGTGCTATCTTCGTCTACGCTAGTTCTTTGACGGCCTTCTGTGTGGTCAATCTCGGTCTTGACTCGTGGATAGTCCCAGACTTCGTTTATCGCTTTGGTAAGCTTGCCGGTATCTGAGTAATAACCGGCTGCTATTTTCTTTAGTACAGTGTTGTGCATTTCCCGGAAACGGTGGGTGTAACGTGGTGCTGTTTCTAGGTCTGTAGCTGTAAAAGGAACAATAAAGTCAGCAGGCTCGATCAGTCTTGAGCATAGCTTGCGTGATATAGGATCGTAATAGACTTTCTTGAAACATGAGCCGGATAGCGGCAGTCTGAATAGAAGATTATCCTCCTCCTCAAATGCACCAGGCATATCCTCTGTATACTGATAGTTCATATAGTCTTGAACTCGCTCAGCTTGTGCAATACGTTCCTCTGATTGTTCGCCTAGCACAATAGCCTTTACCGGGCCTTCCGGTGGCCACATTTCAGCCATAGCTCTTGAGTGGAATTGGGTAACTGCCTCGGCTAACAGTGGATGAACGACAGAACTAGCTCCATCAAATGCTGCTCCGCCTGATTTCTGATCGGATACACCTAGCAATCTGATACCTTCGGATTCGCGTTTCTGCCAATCTTCACGGGTGTTTTCATCCCACCTAACCCAATTGATAGCGTCTTGGGCGATTCTTGACAGTGTAGTCTCGTCTATTGCGCCGACAAGGTTCTCATAATGCCCAATAGGTTCTTTGCGCTCGCCTTCCATGTATTCGTTATAAGCTTCAAGCTCATTTGGGTCAAGGATTTGCTCAGGGGTTAACCCGTCTGCTTCTGCGCCTGTTACAGCCTGAATTATGGTGTCGATGTCCCATTGCGGCTCATCAGTTAATATCAATTCTTCGTCTTGCATGTCGCCTCCCGGCGTGTTATCCGTAGTATGACCGTTTAGGCTGGTCGTTATCTTCTATATCTTCGTCGGTTCGAGGCTTATCCTCGTATGGTTCGTCTTTATCGTCATCATGTGATCCGCTCCAATTACCTGAACGCATGTAAATTAGAGCTTGTGTAACAGTGTCGAATAAATCAGGGCATGGCGCTGCACCATTGGGGAATTGCGCTACATAGTCGATTAGCCCTAGCTTTTCGTGACCATCGCCCAATGCCCACATTCTGTTTGGTGCGTAGACTTGGCCTGATTCAAATATCGGACTGACAGAGTGTCCTCGGCTAATCTTATCCTCGCCTCGGCCTGGAGTGTATGCCCTGACTTTGCCGGGTGATGCTCGCTTGAGTTCTTGCACAAGGGTAATTCCGGTGGCTTTCTTTTCGACTAGGTTAATGTCGGGGTTATATTTCTTGTCTGACTCTTTGACCTTTTTCCGAAGCTCGTCGAATCCTACACGGTCAAACCACATACCTAGAGCCATGATGCAGTATCTATCTCTAGCTTCGTGAAAAAATATCCCCCATCGTGTCATTGCGCTAAATGCCGATGTTTTTGAGTCTTTTTCGCTAAATGCTGTATCCCATGAATGGAATATATGCGTGCAGGTGGGAATAGCTACATCATCAGGCCATATACGCCACCAGTGTTTCTTAATGATGCCACCACCTGCGGGAACTGGTCGCTGTTGCATTTGACCAGCAAAGCCGTATTCGCCTAAATCTTCTGCTAGAGCCTGGACGCTTTGCTCGGTGAATCGTTGCGGGAATAATAGTTGTCCTTTCTTGGTACGCGGGTCGTTTAGTTCCGGTCTACCTATATCACGTCCAGCGTCAAAGCTCGGGAAGCCTTCGTAGCGCATTGGTATTGAAAGGTGCGTCCACTTGGTTTTAGATTTCTTGAGTAGATGCCCGGCAATGTCTGATTCATGAAGGCGCTGCATGATTAGGATAAAGCCGGATTTGATAGGATCGTTTATCCGTGATGTGATAGTCTGGTCAAAAGTATCATTTATAGACTGCCGGATAACATCAGAGAAAGCGTGTTTGGCGTCAATTAAATCGTCCATTATGACACAATTTGACGCTAAAACACCTTCACTTTTACCAACAAACATATTGTGATTATCAGCTATATTTAGGCAGTACGTTTTACGCTCATACCCAAGCCGACTAACACTAATGACTTTTATACACTCGTTACTCTTTGTAATAACTGTGTGCGCAATGTAATCAGAGGTGGTACAGATTAATCTTATTGCCTCAACATACCCATCTTCAACAGTCCAAAACTTATGATCCGGCGTACAGTGTATAATCTCGCCATTACTAAGAATAACCTCAACTATTGTGTTGGGGCCATTAACATAAACTGCATTTACCGGCTTTAACTCAATAGCCATAGACTCTATATTAAGCGAGTAAACTATATCACCAACTTGAATAGAGTCTATTCGCCTCAATCCTTTATCTGTAGCAACTTCAATATATCCTGGGAAGCAGTCACCCCTCTTACCGGTATTGGATGCCGTTATTCCTTGGCTTTGCCTAAATCCCCTGGCATCGTTAGCAAAAAGGGTTTTTTCGTTCTGGTCGGACTGCATCGATATGGGCCATTTCTCTTGATACCATTCGGATGTGACTATCTGTTTCATCCTGAGAGCATCGCGGATAGATAGTCCTTGCTCATTAGCAAGCGATAGAAATCTATTTTCTGGCTCGGTACACCACACCCAGGCCGGATACATGACGGATACTAAAATAGACTTTAGTGTGCCAGGAGGAATATTGATTATTAGCCGCCTATCTGGTAGTTGGTGCTTGTGAAATGCCTCCAGGTAACCACACACCGTATTAATATGCCAATTCCATAACAGCGGCGTACCCGGCTCGATAATATGCCACGCACATTTTACGAATTGTGCTAAACTTTTTTCACAAGCGCGTTTTTCCAGCTCATTAACAATGACTCGCTGTCGTGCTACAAGGTCGGAAAGTTCGCTCAATTTTTTATGTGTAAGTCAAGATAAATTGTGATTTATTTTCAAAATCGAGTCATGCACTAGAAATTGTAATACATGAGTTCAGTAAATTAGGGGCTTTCATGGTATCAGCGTAAAAGCAGGTGACAAAATAGGGGGCTTTAATCCACGAATTTAGTTTAATCCCCGATTTATTCATGATGGTGTACTAGCAATGGTTGCGGAATATTCAGCCAATCTTTCTTGAAGATCAGATAATACTCGCCTCGCATTAATCCAATTCTGAGTTAATTCGTCAGGGATGCACTGAGGGCCAATATCATTCAAAACCAATTGCGCTTGGTCGATTACATCTATCGCGTAGTCAATGCCGTCAATTTTTCTCTGCTGCTCATAATCAACCGTAGCCTGTAATGTCGCTGCTTGATGCTCTTGAATCATCTTTTTATAAAAATCAGACTCTTTAATATCTTTCATCAATTCAATAACTTATATAAATTTCAATCCTAAGCGTCGATAATTTTAGCTATACAATTACATTGCTTACATCAATATCGTGGCTTATACGCGATTCTCGCAACCCTGTTTTAGCTGATTTCACGAAAAATTACACAGAATCAATCAATTTCATGCGCTCTTGAATCTTTCTGGCTTCTTCCAATAAATCCCGGTCACTCATTTGCGCGTGAACAGAAACTTGGTTGTTCACGATCTGCACATCTGGAGCCTTACCCACTACGCCCTCTCTTGAATCCCGCACCACTCTTGATGCGCCGGTCACTTCTTGCATTGCAAGCTCGCCAGTCTTATTCTTATTCTTGATCATCTCAAGAGCAACTTTAGCGAGATATTTCTGTGAATTGTCGAAAAATTCCACATTTTTCATCTTTTCAACAACTAAATTGTTATGAATATCGAGTTCTGTTGAATTTAATGTGAACTTTTTTTCCTGCACTTCTGCAAGGTCTTGTTTTGCTAGAATTTCTTTAGCCAGCAGTGTTGATTTTTCGAGCCTTTCCCATCCCTCAGACTTGGCTTTTTTGCTTATTGTGCTTCTATCCGTAATATTTACCTCTTCCCTGTCGATGATTTCATTAAGTGAAAGTCCACGCTCATAAAATGCCCTGACTATTTCCCAATCCTTTGAGCTATACGCCATAATCTACCCTCTCGAATTGCTCAAAACCACCGCACTGATTGCGGCCTCAAAAACATTAATTTTCCTGATTATACCGCACACCTACTATATGTGTACATTATTTTATTTTTAGCTACTACATATAGTAGTTTAGAAAGAAAGTTTAATTTAATTGATTTATTGCTGTGCATATAGGGTGAAATCTCTATAATAGAATCCAGTTAAAGAGAAACGTAATCAACCTGGAGATACTAAAATGAAAACACAAGAACACAAAGAACTGATCAGCAAAATTCAATCACTCATTCCGTCAGCATCAATTGATATGTACGATGAGGTTGATTTTAAAAGTGATCACAAAAATATCGTTATCTTGATCTATCCGAGAATGCGTGAATTGTTTGTATCTATGCCGATTACTAACACTCGTAGAAATAAAACGATATTCACAAACATTCAAGCATTGCGCTTTATTCGTTTGATGGGATTCAAGCTCATATCTATCAGCTACCAAGCAACCATTTTTAAATTTAAGTTTTAACCGGAGAGCGTCATGAAACAATCAACAAAACCAAAAAAAACAAAACAAGGCTACATATACCCTGCAACCCGTGGCAATGCCCGTGTAAAAGGATTTGCTTATTATCTGTGCTGCCATACAGGAGACTTTTTTATTGTTGACTGCATACCCTGCGACAAAGACGGTAATTACGCTCCCGGCATTGAGTGCGGAATACCGACAGACGTAACCGCTCTTAATGTTAACCGTGGCTTTAAACTGGAGTATTAAAAATGACCACCTACACATACACAACACAAAAACAAATACGCGCTGCTTTCCGTGAGCAAAACCCTAACCTGGATTTTAGCCGCTACTCTAAAGACATACGCTACTGTGCTGATACCCGTATGGCTTTTTGTGACTTCATCGAATCATTGGCTCGCAACAATCAAATCAGCGACACTCTAGCACATAGAGCAACGCTTTAACCATGGGCACTAACATGAACGAATTTATATTAAATAACCTGTCTTATCGCATAGTCCAAAAAGCCAATGGTGGCACACAATGGCGTTGTGATTATCCTGATGGGCAATGGGCGGCTGCTATGGTGTACAAGTCAAAACCTACTAAACAAGATGTTGTTGAAGCTATTGAAAGAGTAAATGACAAAGATTAACCACCCCCGCGCAAGGAAGCGCCCCCTTTATTTAAAAGTCTTTAACCAAGGGCTTTTAACTAAACTACCTGGAGGCACTAATGAACACTAACGCATACAAAAAAGGTCAATCTGATGCTAAAAAAGGTATCTACGACCCTCCTGAAATAGAATACTTTTGGAATGGTAGCGATAGCGAAGGCTATGATGATCGAGAATATATTGCTTATAATGAGGGCTACTACGATGCAAACTAAAACACACCAAGAACGCCTAACGGAAGTCTGCAAGAGCTTTCATGACGACTGCCAACGCGCACTAACTAAAGCCCTAGCATCAGGCATGGTATCGGATAAGATGCTTAACAATGACGGCTACGTACTAGCAAAAGCAATAATCGATTCAGAGATGAGTAAGCGCGATTATTTTCTCGATCATCTTAAACCTGAGTTCGACAACATTCATTCAATTTAAACGGAGCAACTAACATGTACGCATTTACCCTAAAAAAACTCAACGCTGGATCTGATAAATATGGGCCTTGTGAGGTGTGCGGACAACACACTGACACAACTTATATTATGTCCAGGATGAAACGCTACCATCATCCGATACGTCACACCGAAGGGCTTGCGCACGTATCAGGTACTTTCGGACACAAATCCTGCTTGTCAGAATTAACAAACCATTAACCGGATAGCTATCATGAGCGAAACATTCTTAATTATAGCTATCGGTAACACATTTAAAATACCGACTCTTGGAAACTTCGTAAAATGGAACGAGACACAGGCTATAAACAATGATGGTGTATTAGTCACCATCCCACTATCAACACACTGTATTTTACCCGTATGGAGTCAATACGGTGGAATTTATTATTAATTGGAGAGCGTCATGGAGTTTTTAATCAAAAACAACAACATTAATGACTACTCAACAGTCACAAACGGATTTATAGACTACACTTTTGAGTATGACTATTCGACACAGACTATGAAGCATGGCAATCTTACCGTTGCTGAATACCTGGAGTCAAAAGGTGTCACTGATTATGAAGTCATTAGCAGTGATGAGTTTATGACTCGTCATGACAAATATCTCAGAGCTACATATTTAGATCCAGCTATCGAAATCACAGAAGAACAATTTCATGATCACCTGGAAGTCTTGCCGCCTATGGACTGGCATAGGGACACTGACGGCATAGAAAAATTTATGATGATCGAGCGATTGATTGGCGACATAACCGCGCAATATGGCAGACTTGGCGACAAATACATCTGCAAGAATGTCGTTATCGGTGACAAATCGACACACATCACTGTCGCAGACTTTAACTAACCACACATAGCAAGGATGCTACTTTTTACGAGGCAATATCATGAAACCATCGGAATTAACATGGGAACAAGGGCAAATGGTAACTGGCTTATATTTTGGGCAGCCATATTCTGGTACAATTAACAATAACACACGCGCAACGCCGGACGGTAAAAACATCATTTTTGGAGTAACCCTTTTCGATCCAATCACCGTGTTTGGTTCAATAAGACACAATATTCAGATTCACATTAGTGAAATCTCAAACACAATAAATTTATAGGTGCAATCATGGGATGGACTTATTACTGGCATAAAAACAAACAACAAATGATTCAGGACATAACAAAAGATGAAATGTCAGAAACGATGTCTTGGCAAACGCTAGACCAATCATTACGCGGCAATGTGTTATGGACTGTTTGCAAAATAACAGACTTGCAAGCGAACACAGAAAAGAATGTTATCTTTTGCTACCTACTCAAAAAAAGTGAGGGTGAATGGGGATATAAAGACATGAGCGAGTCATGCGGGCCGTTTCACTACAATTGCCCGCTAAAGTTCCTTAAAATGGCTCCCGTTGCGGATCAGGAATGGCGAGATAAAGTCATTGCATATCATGCAGAAAATAACAGAAAGTCATCAACTCCTATTGTTTTTAATGAGATTTACGAATTATTGCCTACTTGCAACGTAAAATCAGTTAGAATCACGGGGCGCATTAAACGATCACTGGTAGGTGTAGCAGTTGACGGGCGCAGTTACAAAGTCAATCCTAAATACTTAACCGGCAAAACTTTACTATCTTTTGAGGTGTAATCATGAGTACAGCAAGTATATCCGTCCAGCAGGGCGATAAAATCAAAACTATCCAAGTTACCAGTGGTGGGGATATTACAGACTTAGGCGCAACACTGTTACAGCATTACAACGATCAGGGCCGTGCTGACGCTTTAGTTTCACTTGGCGATGCGGCATATATCAGCGAAAGCATTTACTGCCCATCAGGTCACAGTTACGACCATCCAGCGCAAGGACATAGCGTGTTTTATGGTCGTGATCGGCGCGAATCAGATACACAGCCACGCGAATATAAACAATGGTCGGATGTGCTGGTTAGTGAATGTCAGGAATACAACTATTTATTTGATAATGGCAACTGGTATTGCAGTGATGGCTTTAATATAACCATTCTCGACAACAAGCTTTGCGGCATATCTGAACAGAACAGCATCGATACACTGATAGAAAGCATTAATTCTCACGTTACTGAGTTAGATGCACTAATAAATTCAGCTTTTGAGCAAAATAGCCAGTTATCGGGGAATATTTTAAATAAACTGAACACGTTATCCATAGCTATAAAGAAATTTCAAAACTAAAAGGAAACTAACATGAAAGCAAAACTATTAACATTTTGTCACGCCCATAACGGGCATACTGTGTTCTGTATCTACCAGACCGACGACCGCCGACAATTTGTTGTTAAGTGGGATCGTGACAGTAACGGCGACTTTGACTTATCAAGCACCGTCATGTCAGCCGACGATAACTTAAGAGGTCGTGTATCTAGCGCAATCATCTTGGGTCATGATGACGACAATGAGGATATTGATCTATATCATTACATTATTAATGATTTTAACGCCAACGACTGCAAAGAACTAACCGACAGTATTATCGATTACTAAGGAGCTAACATGGCAAGCGCAAAAGTAGAAACAATATCAGTTAGTAAGTACACAATAGAGCTAACTGAACAAGAGTATGAAAACTTAATTAGTTGCATTATGTATGTAAAGGAAAATTCATGCAGTGATCACTATGAGGATATATCAAACGCTCTATATAGAGATTTGCATGAGGCTATTGATAACAAAACAATATTCTAACCCAACACCCTGGTAACTATCATGAGCAATAGAAAAGAACTTGAAGATAAAATTTATCGCGCTAAGAAAGATATTGAATTAGCGCAACAGGCAATCAACAAACATGATAGAGAGTGTTTACATATATGGAGTGAATCGATTAGAGATTACATTCACCATAAAGGGTACACATCTCCAGGTGACACGCCTGGAACAATGGGGATAGATTTTCGTGGGGCATGCTATATTGAGCCTAGCAACGAAAAAAGATGGAAAAGGATTTGTCAGAAATGTGGGAAAGTAGAATACACAAAACGTATTGAAGAAATTAAAACTGAAAAGCCTAAATGGTAACTATCATCAGGGCCGTGCTAACTATAGGTGATTTATGAGCCAACTATCAACCCTCCCCTTCGATCATGATGGACTGTATGACGACACCATACAGCATACACTCGTTAGCTATCGACCCAGGGTAACGCGCACATGTGTTATCTGCGGCAAGACCTTTCAGGCATACGCATCGTGCAATGCCTTAAACTGTACGTCAGAACAATGTAAGAATCGTTTGAAGTACATAAAAAGATGTAAAAACAAACAACAATAATTTATAATTCACATTGACGTGAAAACCTGGAGCCTGAAAATGAAAGAGATAACAATAATAGTTATAAGCTGTGATCGTGCGCAAGATAAGCTTATGCACGTGGTTGACCTGTTTGAGCCATCAAAGCGATTGGGTGAAATATTAACTTTATCATTAACAGTGAACGATAAATTTGATGCAAAAACTGGGATTATTGCGATTAAAGAATCTCTCGAGAAAATCGGAAGGTTTGTTTCATCGGCATTTATTCCTGGTGATAGCAATTCAGCCTATATTGATCAATCAGTAAGATTAATATCATTCGGGGATAAGTTTACGACACTAGACAAAATACTCACTGGATTCGGAATCAAAAGACATGAACATTAATAAACTAATCCCGATAGAACGCATCTGCTTATTCTTTAGCTACTTAATCGTAGCAACTATACTGGCAGTATCTTTACTACACTAACCGGAGAATGAAATGTCACACAAACACAAACAATTAATGGAAATTCTCGCACATCAGATTCTTGACGGCGTTGAGAATCCTGGGGAGTTATGGGAATTTAAATATCCAAATGCTGAACAATGGACAGAATGCCTGAGTGATTCGCTACCCTGCTTTCATGAAAATATGGATTTTCGCCTAAAACAAAAAACCATCAACATAAATGGCTATAAAGTTCCAGAACCTGAACGAGTAGCTCCGAGATATGGAGACAAGTATTTTAAACCAAGCGATTATAATAAAAAAGGCTATGCCTGTCATGTATGGTGTAATGACCAGGATGATTTTAGAGCATTAGAAAACGGCGTTGTCCATCTAACACCAGAGGCGGCAATTACACACGGCAAAGCGATCTATTCATTCACAAGAAACACTATCGCTGATGCTGAATAAGCGGCTTCTGCTTGTCATCTAAAAACCAAGGGATGTCAATCTTACAATCTGTACAGGATTTTAAATTCAGAGTCCTGTACAGAAGTAGATTCGTATTCCCGCACTTCGGGCACTTCTTTGTTGTCTGTTTAGTCACTACCACTACTCATCATTAGCTCTGGATGTCGGCTCACTAATCCAACTACAGTAAATGTAAATGCCATCGCTAAGATGATCCACGCAAACGTACTAAACCAGCCTTTAAATTCATTCATCACTTATCTCCGAAAAACTAACGATCTTCTGATTGTAGGCAATACCCTTGCTTCCGGCATAGCCCTGTGCGTCGAATGTATCCCGCCATTCGCTTTTATTCGGCAAGAAATACAAATCTACCTCTTCGTTGTTTTCAAGCGTCACACGGTACTTTCCTGGGCGTTCAGGTAGGGCAACCGTAGTAACAACTTCATCTTTGATATTAAGCAGCATCTTAAGCGCATCAAGCGGCGTATTGCCGAAACCTTTTTGATAACTTAGTCTGTCTGATGCTTCCCAGGCGTTACCTTTTATTCGTATCGTAAATTCTTGTATCTGACTCATATCTCGTATTCCAAAATTTGTAACTCAAATATATCTGCGAATAGACTCGTAAGCTTCTCTTGGTGATCGTCCTGACCCGGTTAGCTCTCCCAAGCCTGGAACAGATGCAATACACTTCCATTCGCCGTTACGAAAAACGCATTTAAACGGCTTCTCAAGCAATTTTGGTGGTATAGCAGGGGCATTGTACAGGTTCATAGGATCAAGCTTGTAGTTGGGCCAGGATAGCATTTATTTACCTACAATGCGTAACTACTAGATAATCGCATGAACGGAATATCATCGTCAAAATCACCAAAGTTATCCTTACCAGTAGGAGGCGCAGAACTATTCTGATTAGACTGCGGCTGACTTGCTGCCTGTTGCTGCCCACCGTCACTTTTTTTGCCGACCAGATCCAGGATATTTGCGTTTATCTCCAAGCTGGTTTTGGTCGTACCATCATTGGCTTGGTATGAATTTTGAGACAATTCGCCTGAGACAAACACCGCTTGACCCTTCTTCAAGTAGTCTTTCAAACTACCTTCCGCCCGTTTCCCGAAAAGCGTAACACGAAACCAGTTAGTTTTTTGCTTGTCCCCAAAACCGACAGAATTTGCCACAGTGACGGACAATACTGCCGAACCTGACGCTAAATATTTAACTTCCGCATCACGCCCAACTGTTCCCGTGAAACTTATCACATTACTCATTTCAACGACTCCAGCACACGAGAAATTTCATCAGCAGCTTCAATCTCTTCTTCCTTCTTATCCGCCACAATTGCGGCAACGATCTTGCGCAACTCAGCAGGCTTACCACCACACTTTTCAGCAGCCGCTTTAATTGCCTCACCATACGCCACGGCTGCGGCTGACTTCATTAATGCTAAGTCCTCCAGGTTCGGTAATAACGGCTTTAATATTTCTGTGTTAATCATTTGAATCCTTACTTTATGTTAATAAATATTACTTAATTGCGTTATAGGCGCTTAGAACCGTCACGGATTCCAAGTCTGTACCCGGATTCGTAAGCATCTGACACTGATCGCCATTCGGCGGCATCATCCGGCGATACAGATTCAAGCGCATCTTCTGCCCATTCTGTCACTAAAGCGTTGTCGTAATCACATTGCTTCTGTACTATTGGGTTTCCGTGATAGTGATTTGCTGCTCGCACAAGCAGGAAATCAAACATTGCCTTTGCGCCTTTGCGAAAATCGGCTAATTGATCATTCAATTCGTATCCACCTCCAGGGATTCATTTACTCTCCAAAGCTCATACCATGCTCATTGAAAAAATCTCTGAGCGTTTTCTTCCCGCCAATATGCTCCATTCGGAAACCGAAATTAAGCATTAAACTACTATCCCTATCACAAAAAGATGCTGATGTTGCGTTATAAATTAAATCAGGATCATCGTTTTTATGGAAATTATTGTAATTAGCTTTGATATTATCCCAAGCCTCTTCACTATCTGCTAATCCCCAAGCAGCGTTACTTTCAAACCAGAATGTTTTCCAAGTCATTTCATTTACCCGTAAATTACTTCTCATTAAAATTTATCGTAAACGGCATATTACTAAACGCATACCATAGCACAGCACACCCCATCAGGAACATAGCGCCGAATATTGAGAATTCCCATGTCAATCTTCCTTGCAATCCATACAGTCCAATCGACCCCATAAAAACACCATAGGTCAAGAATATTCCGATAAGCAGTAAACAAATAAAGCCAATTATTGCCATTAAACTAAATCCTCACCACCATAATTAATCATCATATCAAAGCCTGGAGTTGATTCCTCCCAGTTTACTTCTATATCACCAAGTTCCACATAAATTGGTTGTGCCTTGAAATAACCAATAGTTTGATTTAATACTGTAGGACATATAACCGCAGTAACATTTCTTGTTTTCTTACTACCCGTTGTCACATAAGAAACTTCAATTGGAATAGTCATTTAAACCTCCGCTCACCCGATTGGTAATCAACATCTATTTATGGTGGAAAATTATGCTTCCTGTCATAAACAATAAATTTCCATCCAATGAATACACATACAAAAGCTAAATATGGATTACCATCCCATACAGAAGATAATATTAACGTAATACCGATAAACGATAGCATTATTGTTCCTCCACAAGCTCGTATGTAATTGTCAACGGTTCTATTCTCAACGGACATTTATCAGGAATTTTTACATCATGAGAAACAATCATACCGTCATAAGCACCCTTATCACCCCAATATGGATGACCGCACTCCATACCGTCCATTGAGACAAAGAAGAAATCGCAACACTTGCAACTTGATATTTGTTTTGCATTTATCATTTAAACCTCCGTTCAATATATTTAACCAATATCCCAACCATCCTATCCACCTGATCAGGATTTGCATGAAACAACGCCGCATAAATCTTTTTAAGCTTACCTGATGATGACTTTCTACCTTCATCAAATATATGCTTGCACGATTGCTTATTCTCGAACGCTATTCCTGCCAGGAGCAAATCATCACCTAGCTTCCTAAGCTGGTCATTACTAAGACAGGTTAGGAATGCTTGCAGGCTCAATTATACGAACCAGCTTTTTTACGAAGATACGCTACCGACTCTCGCATTGCACGATTATGTTTTTGCATACTTGTAATATGTCTTTCGCCATATTTACCTAAATACTTTAAATAACTGCTATTCATTATTGCTCTCCAACACTATTCAAAACTTCACAAAGCCATTCAGCGTCTTTCTCGTATTCTGTTTTAAAAATACGTTTTCCGTCCGTGATTTCAAACCATTCGATTAGATAATTATCACCGTCATCTACATCATTTTGATAATTCACTTCCCACATAAAGACCTCACTTTAAAACCACCAATCCCATTTCAATTAACTTACCTAGTGTTTCAAACACACCCTCATAGTGCATCAGCTTAACGTCCTGCTTAGTCATGCCTTCCGGCCTTTTCATCCTGGAATCTATCAAGTCATGACACGAAGCACAGGCAAATGCACCAAGTTTAGTTTTAATGCCCATACCATGACCAAACCGAACGCCTGAGATGTGAGCGAATACTGTTGTTTCAGGATTAAAGCAGCATACACCTGGTATCCTGATGGTGCATTGCTGATGCTTAGCGGCCTTGGTTATTGCTGACATACGTACAAATCAAAACCATGTTCATTCCATATACCGGACTTACAATACCTTCGCCTTCGATCTCACAATATTTATCCAGTGCATCAAAAGCTTCTTCTTCCGAATAAAATACTCCATGAGATACAGAAAAGTTTCGATCATAATGTGGGCCTGATGGCTCAATATCCATCAATAACCCATGCTGTAAGTTTTTCCATTCATAAGTTTTCATTACTCTCTCCAAAAAAGTTTACCAAATTATACCACGCAAGCCTGCCATATTATACATTTATTTGACTGCCAGCTTGTATATTTCTGGGTCAGTTCTCAAATAAATACCCTTACTGTGGCTAAACAATTCAATGTCTTGCAAATACTCAGAGAATTGCTTTATCTTCGCATCTGTAGTTGATGTTTTATCAATCACCCATTCCCACATAGTCTTTGATTCCTCACGGAACCCTTTTTTATACACATCACGAAGCGTGACCATCATAATTGCGTAGCTAGAATTATCTCGCTCATAAATCTTCGACAAATATTCTTTCTTAAAATAAATATGCCACTCGTCTTTAGTCCAGCCCGCATATTCATTTATATTTGTCTGTGAAATATCCGCTATCCACGACCAATACAGTTTGTTCTGACACACACGCCTAATATCGGCTTTCGATAGATCGTTGACCTCGACAAAGAACTCTTCATTTATCGCTTGCTTAGACATCCAGTCGAGCGTGTCTTGATCGACTGGGGCCAAGGTATCGTAAAGCTTACGCAGAAGCAGGGCTTGTTTCATCAAGATACTTCTTTGATATTTCCACCTCAAAATCAAGCAACCCTTCAACAAGATTTGATGATTGACCAACAATTACCTCGCCTGACTTCTCGTTAATGAACACCCAATGGTCATCTCTTATACTGAACCGCCCGTACACTTTACCATCTACCCAAGCCGTACACTTGGAATCGTAAACTATCACATAACGCTCACCGTCAAATGCTGATACCGAATCATCATCTAAATCCAGCCAATGCTCATAATACTCGCCATTATGAACAAAACCTCTGA